TACTTTTTAAACAATTTCTTGATTCTGTTCTTTAATTTTTTTTCTTCCTTTTCCCTCAAAGCCTTTTTGTTGTTTTCGTTTACCATTTCTAATACTTCAAATTTCATTTCTCTACCTCTATTCTATAATTATTTTTCTTTGCTTCCTTTATCACTTCTTTTGTACTTATCTCAAAAACACTTTTCATCCCCAGAGCTTTTAAAAGATACACTCTCAAAGGGTGAAAACGTTTTCTCTGCATAATAAACTTGTCGTCTTTGTATAAAGTGTATTTCATTTTGTAACCTCGTTTTTTAAAAATTTTATATTTGTATTGTTCTCTAAAAGACGTTCTATAAGTTCACAAGTTTCATTTACTGTTGTCTTGCATCTTTTAGAAATTGTTAAAACCTCAAACCCGCTTAGCCCTTTCCTTATTTCGTTCCTTGTAAGTTTCAAGTCGCTTACAGCTTTTGCAAGTTCACACATCTTGTCCATTACATTTCTCCTAAAATAAATTATTTTTATACAAAATAGCAGCCATTTCATCACGTATCTTTTCATACTCGGCGTCAAACTCTTCCTCTTGCTCATCTGTGTAATCAGGATTTTTCTTTTCCCAGTCTTCCCAAGCCTTTGCACCTTCGATATAGTCTAATACAAGGCTTTCAAATGGTTCAAAATTAAAGTCTTTTTCCTCATATCTGCAAACTATGAAATCGTGCAGATCTTCTAACGAAATATATCGCAATTGATTTTCATATTTTGCTTTAAATTCTTTAAATTCATTTTCTAAATGATTGCAAAAATCGTTGTATTCTTCTATCGCTCTGTCTTCTTCTTCGCATAAACGATCCCACGCTAAGTCTCTTGCTCTTTCTGCTCCTTCTGCGAATTTTAATGCTTCACTAAAGCTCATTTTTATCCTCCTTATTAAGTGGTTTTACTTATTAAACTATTTAGTTTAAATTATATTTAAAAAAATTTTTTTACAACAATATTATAAACTATTTAGTTTAAAATGTCAACCTTTTTTTTGATTTTTTTTCAAAAGTAGTGTATAATTATATAAAAAAGGTGTGGAGCAATATGAAAATTAACGAGTTAATAGCACATATTAGAAGAAACGAAAATTTTACTTATGAAGAAATGGCAAAAAAAATAGGTTTTTCTCACACATTTGTTTCAGAGATTGAAAAAGGAAGAAAAAAAGTGAGCAAAAAAATGTATAAAATGTTAATTGAGAAATTTCCTCAATACAAAAAAGAATTAGAAGAAAGTTATTTATCTTCTATTTTGCCGGAACAAATTAATGTTTTAAATACGTATAAAAAACCTAAAATTTTCAAATTTAATGTATACGGAGTTGCATCGGCAGGAAGCGGAGAAATTGATATGGATCATTTTACAGAAGAAGAATTTATACTACCAAGTGATTTTAAAATGCCTAATGGTTCTTTTATTTTAGAAATACACGGAGATAGCATGGAGCCAATACTTTTTGACGGAGATAAGATAATCGTAAATCCTAATTTATGTCCTACAACTCCAGAGGGATGGAAAAGTCTTAATAGGCAGGTAGCTATTGTAAATATTGACAATAGAAGATTTGCCAAAAAAATAATTTTCAAAGCTGGAAAAATGTATCTTTATTCATTTAACGAAGATGTCTATCCAGAAATAGAAGTGAAAGAATATGAAGAAGTTTATTGTGTCGGAATTGTTTCAGAACTAATTCAAAGAAAAATGACAAATATAAAATTTTAAATTATTTTAGGAGAGTGAGAATGGGATTATTTGATAAAGTAAAAAACGCAGTAGATACTGCACAAAATGTAGCTGGGAAAGTTCAAGCTGTAAGTGATAAATTTTCTAGCAGAGGAACAACAATCGAAAACGATAAAGCCGAAAAAGTGCTCGAAAAAATCTTGCTGGAGAACGAAGAGATTAAGCGTTCGTATAGAGGATTAAGAGATTTGATTGTATTTACAGATAAAAGAGTGATAAAAGTTGATATCCAAGGAGTAACAGGTAAAAAGAAAGAATATTTAAGTATTCCGTATAGAGCAATTAGTAGATTTTCAATCGAAACAGCAGGAAGTTTTGATATGGACTCTGAACTAAAGATATATGGATCTTCAAATTTAATTGCTGAGTTTGAATTCGGAAAATCAGAATCTATTTTTGAAGTTCAAAGTTATTTGGCAAAAATAATATTATAATTTACATTATAAACAAAAACAAGGAGGAAAAATGGAACAACAAAAACGTTGGTATCAAAAGTGGTGGGGCGTATTATTATTGATTTTATTATGGTATTTTACTGTTCCGGTTGTGATTATACAAAGTAAAGCTCAGAGAAAATCAAAAATCTTTATGTGGGTAGGTTATGTGTTCTTATGGATATTTTTATTTATTGGAATCGCAGTTTCGCCAGATTCTAATTCAAATGTAAAAAAAATGACAACAATTAACCAAACAAAAACAAAAGAAAATCAAATAGAAGAAAATATAAAAAAAGCATTAGAATCATCAGGATTAGTCAAATATAAACTTGAAAGAGATGAAAATTTGGATGATATGGCAAAGTCTGGAACGTTAGGGTATAGGGCTAAAACAGACTTTACAGGTTCTGGAGTGGTTGTGTATGTAGATAAAAATAATAATACAGTATTTTCTATTAGATATGCTGATAAGGATTATTATAAAGAAGGAAAAATTTTAGGGAATTTAAAAGATGATGTATTAACGTTTGACGAAGCAAGTGATTATAACATAGATATAAAAGAAAAATTAAAATCAATATTAAAAGCACCTTCGACTGCAAAATTTCCTGCAATAACTCAATGGGAATTCAAAAGAAAGGATGGAGTAACAACGGTTAGAAGTTATGTAGATGCACAAAACGCTTTTGGTTCAATGTTAAGAAGTGATTTTCAAGTTAAATACAACAAAGATAATAAAATAACATCTTTTGTTTTTGAAGGTCAAGAATTAATTAAATAATTTTTTGATTTAAAATATATACCAAAACAAGAAATTGAAAGGGTATGTATTTTTTTATTGACTTTTTAAACAAAATGGTTTAAAATATTATTGAAAAAATTTTTTAAGTATTTTTTAAACCTAAAAGTGCAAAAAGGAGGTGTAAAAATGACATCAAAACAAATTTATTTGAAAATTGATAATCTAATTAAAGAGAAATATAAAAATTTAAAAAAATTTTGTGAAATAACAAATAGACCGTATGTGTCAGTAGCAAAAACGTTTTCAAAAAATATTTTCGAGCAAAAAGGAGCTAATTTAAAAAAAACAGAGGAAATACTAAATGATTTAGGCTATGAACTAACAATTCAAAAGAAAAGAAAGGAGGTGTGAAAGTGGAGAAATGACTTTTTTAGAAAAAAACACAACTAAACTCAAGACAATACAAGAAACGGATTATAAAAATAATCCGCTTGATTCTGAAAACATCAAAAGAAAATATATTGTATATAATTTTACATATATAGCAATAATTATTATTTTTCTTCTGATTGTTTTTCTTGAGTTTTTTCAAAAAATCTGAGCAATTAAAATTGCTGTAATTAATCAATATTGCAATCAATTTTTAAATCTTTGCATATAGCTTTGTATTCTTCTATCATAATAAAAGCGATTTTAGAATATAAGTTTTCAATTACAATAAAATGTTCTGTTGAATGCAGATCAAATGATTCAACAGAAATATCCGAAAGAGTCAAATACGCATTAAATTCTGGAATTACTAAAAAAACAGATTTAGGTACTAAATGAATATTTTCTACAAGTATTTCTAAAACGTTTAAGTAGATTTCAAAAATTGAAGATAAATCTTTTTCTTTTCCAGCTAAGTTTTGCGATTTGTACTCAATGTGCTCTTTCAAAAAAGGGGCGTAAAGATTAATTATTTTATTTTTTTGAAACTCTATTTTTTCTTTTCTGTCAAGTACTTTTTCTTGATGAGCAAGAAATTTTTGAAACAAAGTATATGCAAAAACAATTGAGATTAAACTTGAAAAAATAGCAAGATATGCAACAAAATTTTGAAACATAGCAACACCTCCTTTCTTGTGGATTTAATTTATTTGGCGATAATATTATAACTCAAAAGGGGGTAAAAAAGAAACAAAGGAGGTGTGAGAAGTGAATGAAAAAATAACAAATTATGTAGCAGAAATTTTAAAGGTACTGGTTAAAAATAAAGTGCCAAAAAAAGATTTTAAAACAATAATTGAAATTATAAGAAAAGAATACGAAAACTGCGGAGTGATTCAGGAGGACACACAAAAAGAATTTTTTCAAAAATTTCTAGAAAACCAAGAAAAGGGGTAAAAATAAAATAAAGGGAGATGAGATAAATGAACTGGAAAAAAATATTGCTACAAATAATTTTATCAGTAGCAACATCGATAATAACATTGTATATTTTGGCGAGATATTTTAGTTAGCAGCTTTAAAAATCAAAGCAAACCATTTCCAATGGTTTATTAGATACCATACGACAATCGTTGTTAAAATACTTGTTATTATTGGAACAAAAACAGAAGTTAAGATTTTAAGTGAAAAGATTTTAAGTTCAGCAATAAATTTATTTTTGCGTTCAATTTTAAAATCTTCAAGGAAAGTGATGCCGTTAGGATTAATTTCAATAATATCGTCATTAATGTTATTGTCGTAATAATTTGAGACATATTCAAGAATATTATTGATCCTTATATCTAAAACATCTCTTGAATGATAATTGAATCGTTTTAATAAATTGTTATAACTAACTTTTTTCTTTTCAGAAATATATTTTAATATTTTCAAATCAATAGAGTTCATAATAGTTCTCCTTTGTTTTTGTTAATATTATAGCACAAAATCAAAAAAGAAAATGATAAAAATGAGTTTAAAGGATTAAAAAAATAAAACAAAAAAGCACTCCGAAAAGTGCTAAGGAAAAATTTGTAAAATACTATATCTTGTGTTAATTATAACATAAATTTGATAAGAACACAAGATGTAGGGAGAGGGAAGAAAATGGAAAAGCCAAATTACTATGGTATATTGCCAGCGAATGTAAGATATGATAAAGAATTAAAACCAATGGAAAAAATATTATTTACTGAAATTTCATCACTTACAAGCAAAGAAGGATATTGTTACGCCAAAAATTCGTATTTTGCTGAACTATATGATGTTCATAAAAATACGGTAGGAAACTGGATAAACAATCTTGTAAAAAGAGGTTATTTAAAATCAGTAATTATTTATGAAAAAGGAACAAAAAACATACAGGAAAGAAGATTATACATTACTACCCCTACAAACGAAAAGACTGATACCTCTATCAATAAAAAGATTGACACCTGTCAATCAAAAAATTTAGAGGGTATCAACGAAAAAATTGATACCCCTATCAACGAAAAGATTGAGGATAATAATACAAGTATTAATAATACAAGTTTATTATTAAATAATAATAATATACATGTGAAAAATGAATTTTCACGAGTGTGCGAAGAAATAAAAAACAAATGGATAAAAATTGCGCATGAATATAAATTGTCAGGCACACAACTAAAAATAACTGAAAAACGAAAGAGAGTTATTAATAATTTGCTGAAAGAATATTCAGCAGGAGAAGTGTTACAGGCAATGGAGAAAGTACATATTTCCAGTTTTCTTCAGGGAAATAACAAAACAGGTTGGCAAATGTCATTTGACTGGTTTATTAATAAATCGAATTTCTTAAAAGTGCTCGAAGGAAATTATGATGACAAAACAAGCTCGGAAATAAAAAACAATAATATTTATGCTAATCAAAAATTTGGAACTGGCACTAAAACCGAAAGACCAAAAGTAACAGCAGAAGGGCTCAGAAAATATTTTGGAGGTGCAAACTAATGACTATGGAAGAATTTAACGAAGGATTTGGAAAGCTGCTTGACTATTATCCTAACACACGAGTAACGGAAGGGCTAGTAAATATTTATTTTATGGGATTAGCTGAACTTAGCATAGAGCAATTTAACTATGCAATAGGCAGAATAGTAAAGGAATATGAAGGTGATTTTATGCCAAAAGTAACAGTAATTTTAAAATATGCTAAAGATTCAGATTTGAAACAGCAAGTATTCTATGCCAAGAAATTGCTTAAAACAGCGATACATAAAAATGGAAGTAAAGGCATGGTGTGTTTTGAGGATAAGGGAGTACATGCAGTAATTGATTATGTCGGTTGGAATAGACTATGTTCTATGAAAGATGACGAGTTTGACAGTTTTCTAAAATGGGAGTTTGACGACATATACAAAGGATTTTGTGAACGTCCTTATGAAACTTCTGACTATTACAGAGGATCAAGTCAGTTGCTTGGACAAACAAAACCTAGAATGATAAGCTATAAGGAAGCCAAGATTGGAAATACAGAAAATATGAATTTCATAAGGCTTGAGTATAAAAATATTACAGCACAGATTGGAAATAAGGTCGATTTGTCGGAAATAAAAAATAAAATGCTGATAGGAGGATAAATGCAAAAAATCAAAGTCATAGAACTTTTTGCAGGAGTCGGAAGTCAGGCGATGGCTTTACGGAATATTGGAATCGATTATGAAGTTCTAGGAATTTCCGAAATAGATAAGTTCGCTATTAAAAGCTATGAAGCCATACACGGAGAAGTCCACAACTTCGGAGACATTTCCAAGATTGAGAAGCTGCCTTATTGCGACCTGCTCACGTATTCATTTCCTTGCCAGGATTTAAGCATTGCCGGACATCAAAAAGGAATAAACAAAGATACGAGAAGTGGACTACTTTTGGAAGTTGAAAGATTGCTTCTGAAAGCAAAAGAGAACAGAACGTTGCCAAAGTATCTTTTGCTTGAAAACGTCAAAAATCTAGTTGGAAAGAAGTTTATAAAAGATTTTGAGCATTGGCTAAGCTTTCTAAACAGTTTGGGATATTATTCAAACTGGGAAGTGTTAAACGCAAAAGACTATGGAATCCCACAAAACAGAGAACGGATATTCGTGGTAAGCAGTCTTGAGAATATGCACTATAAGTTTCCAAAGCCAGTTGAACTGGAATCTAAAATGAAAGACTTGCTAGAGGAAAAGGTAGATGGCAAGTATTATTTATCCGAGAAATATCTGAAATGCTTTTCTGACATGAAAAACAGAAACGGATTTACAAGGGGCGAAAGATTTAATCCTAGAAAACTTGAAAATTGTAATACTGCGTTCGCCATAACAACGAGAGCAGGAGCGAGACCAAACGACAATTTCATAATACAAAAAGGACACGGATTTAACAAAGGCGGAATAAAAGAAAATATAGTTCCAGCCTTAACTAAGAGTTCGTGGCATGAAAATAATTTTGTTGTGAATATAAATCCGAGTGGAAAAGGCATGAACGGAAATGTATACAGAACTAATTTGAGTCCAACTCTTACAACGAACAAGGGAGAAGGTATTAAAATTTTACAGAATAATGATTACAGAATAAGAAAACTAACCCCACTTGAATGTTGGCGATTAATGGGATTCAGAGATATGGACTATTATGCCGCAAAGTCTGCGGGAATTTCGGATGCACAATTATACAAACAGGCAGGAAACAGCATAGTGGTAACAGTTTTGGAAGCTATATTCAGAAACCTGTTTTTCAAGAAACATAGAAGAAAACAAGGGATTATAGCGGAACAGATTAGAATATTTTAGGAGGATAGATGAGAACAGTAAGAATAAATGACCTAGTAAAAAGAAATAAACAAATCTTAAGAAGAAGAAAGGTTATTGAAAAGAAATTAAAAGAGTTGCAACAAGAAGACAACGAACTTCTGAAGGAGTTGGAACGAAACAACAACTTCTTCACGAAACGAGGAACGGAACAGATTAAATGAAAATAAAACTCATTTGTATAAGGATAGACAATAACGAATTGAAAACAACTGATAAAAACGAATGGATTAAATTTATAAGAAGACATCGTGGAAATGTGAAAAGCATAGAACAATTTAACTGGGAGATTCCAGAAAATAAATTGCAGAAGGCTTTGGAATATTCATTTGATGAACTTTATAAATTTAAGCTGGAAGAGAATAGGAGAGAAAAGGATTGATAAAACTAGAATTATCCACAATGCCACCGTCTGTAAATTCCTTGTGGGTAAATAAACACAGAGGACGGTATAAATCAAAAAGGGGTAAGGAGTTTGAAGAAATAGCTGCTTATGAATTAAAAAAGCAGTATAAAGGCGAGCCAACAAAAAAACGGCTCAAGGTTGAAATATGGCTGTATTTTAAAACTAGAGCTAAAAGGGATATAGACAACTACAACAAGGCTATTCTAGATAGCCTTAAAGGAATTGTGATTGAGGATGACGAACTTATAGACGATTTGGCTGTACACAAGATAAAAGGGTACGGCAAGGATAAGGTTTATATTGAAATTTTAGAAAGGGGAAATTAAATAATGGATAAAATATTATATCTTGTATCATTTAAATATGGAGATAGATTTGGTGATACAACTTCTGGAAATTGCACGGTTTTTATTAAAAAAGGGGACTATTCGGAAAGCGAAGTCCTCGAAATATTTATTGAAGGCATAAAAGCAAATTTTGGTTTTGAAAACGAAGAAATAGTGATAACAAATATAATTAACTTGGAAAAAATAAGAAGGGAACTGGAAGAATAATGGAAGCGTTAAAAACATTTGATATAAAGGAATTGCTGAAAAGACAGGCTATGCTGGATAAAAAATTTGATGAAAAGAAAACTGTTAATGTTAGAACAATCAAAGGTATTCAGGTTGCATTGATAACAGAAATAGGGGAATTGTCTCAAGAACTTAAAAGTAAATGGAACTACTGGAAAAATAGCGCTGGAAAATTTAATAAATCAAAGGTGTTAGAAGAACTATCTGATGTATTGCATTTTTATCTTAGCTATATAAACGCAAAGGATGAAGAGACAAAAGGCAAAGTAATACCATTTTTAGATGAATTTTTAGTTGATCATAGCAAAAAGGATTTATCAGCAAGAAGTTTGGAAGATACATTGCTTGCATTATCAGATTTTAAAATATTGACTGAAAACAAGGTTTTAGGTAGTATTTTGGCTGTTTCAGATCATGCAGGAGCAACTGAAGAAGAATTTTTACAAGTTCATCACGAAAAATGGCTTAAAAATATGAGGGAGAGAACTAAGGAGGAATATTAATGAATGAATTAATGAATATAGAAAACAGAAACACGCTAACAAGTTTAGATATAGCGGAAATAACAGGAAAGGAACATAAAAATATTTTGTCTGACATAAGAGATGAAATAAGTAAAATAGGGGAAGAGAGAGGTCGGCTAATTTTTCAGCCAACCACATATATTGATAATTTTAACAGAAATCAACCTGCATTTCTTTTGAATTACAAAGGAGTGCTACAACTTGGTGCAAGATATAATGCTGAAACAAGGTTTAAGCTTATCGAAAAAATCGAACAGCTTCAAAAACCAATGACAGTAGAAGATATGATCATATTGCAGGCAAATGAAATGAAGAGTGTTAAGCATAGAATTGACATCGTGGAAAACAAAGTTGACAACGAGATAAGAATAGACCACACAGAACAAAGAAAGCTGCAAAAAGCAGTATCATTAAGAGTATTTCAAAGACTTGATGTAGTAGATGCAGAAAGAAAATTAATGTTTTCAGCAATATACAGAGATTTGAAAGACAGATTTGGAGTTGCGAGTTACCGTGATGTGAAGAGAAAAGATTTGAAAAATGCCTTACTGTATGTTCAGAACTGGATAGAAAAAGCAGAATTGAGGAATTGAGATGGATGAACAAGAAAAAATAGTCAAAAGGATAAAAGAAAAGATATTATGCAATACAGAAATGAACAACCGTGACTTTGAATTTGCAAAACTTAATGCCAATTTATTTGAGGGTATTAAATTCATTAAAAAAAGGAAGGCTAAAAAGAAATGGCTTACACAGAAATCTCGAATCAAGAAATAATAATAACATTGCCTGTGGAAAAGGTTTATCCAGGAATAAAAGAGAAATTAGAGGAATACTTAAATCATTTTCCAATCAAGGTTATTCCTGTAAAGAAATTATCGCAAGCACAAAATGGTTTGATACACGTTTTGTTAAAGCAGTTTGGAGACGATATTGGATATACTTTAATAGAGATTAAGGAACTGATGAAAGAGCAGTTTGCAATAGCGACAGACAGGTTAGACTTTTCCACAGCAAAATGCGATATGGAAACAGCAAATGATTTCATATCATTTATCATAGAACAGGCATTGGATCTTGGAATAAATTTATATATCTTAGGTAAGCACGATAAAAGGTATAAACATATCCTTGAGATTGACAACATAACTCAAAGATATGTTATCGCTTGCTTAAAGTCAAGAACTTGTGCAATTTGCGGAAGAAAAGGGGCGGACTTACATCATTGGAAAACAATTGCAAGTGCTGCTGGGGCTTACGAGAATGACGATGGACTAAAAACGCCATTTATGAGCTTGTGTAGAATACATCACAATGAGTTTCACGAAAAAGGGCAAAAGGAGTTTGAAGAGAAGTATCACATTGAAGGTGTGTGGTTGAATCCGCAGTTGGTTTATGAGTTGTTGGGAGTTTATCCCAATCACTTTAAACTGTTTAGAAAAAGGCTTAAAGAGGGGTATTATAGAGAGATTATTAAGGAGGAGAAATAATGGAAATATTATATAAAATAGCAGGAGTGATGTTTTCACTTTCTATCATATCGTTTTCAATAACATTTATGATCTTTTGTTTTCAAAGTACTATTGACGAATATAAAGAGGCAAAAAACAAAACAGGTTACTGGCTTTCGCTATATATTGCACTTTTAATTTCAGGTGCTTTAATATTTTTAGCAGCAGCAGGAATAAAAGGAATAATGTTAGCGTAGTTCAGTAGCAGAAAGTTATTTTTATTAGAGAAAGGTTAGGAGGAGAAATGAAACTTATAGAATTATATGGAATAAAGATAGAAGAATTAACAGAAATATTGAAAGATGAAAGAGTAAGAAAATTTGAAATAAAAGAACACACAAATTACATAACTTAAAAAGGCAAAAGAGCAATATGATAAAATAAACGATTATGGTGAGAATTTATAGAGTTAGGAGAAGAAATGGCAGAAAAAACAATATTAGATGGGATAATTTTGAAAATAGATAATGGTTACCCGTTGCTGTAAACTGAATATCAAACGCTTCTCGAAGAATTACCTGTTGTAAGGGAAGAAAAAAGTGTTGGAAACTGGGATAGCGGGTCAATAGATTATAGGAACGTTAGTAAAAAATACTATGTGGTAGGAAATTCAGAAAAAGGATATTTTTGGTTTTATCACGCTAAAAGTGAATGGGTTGTAGATGGATATTTTGATATTAAAAGAGTTCAAAGAAAATCTAAACAAGTCACAGAAACAAAAGTTTGGTATGAATAAAAAGAAAGGGAATTAAAATGAAAAAAATATTATTAGGAATTGCAATTTTAGGATTATTAGGAAGTTGTGCAAGATGGGAAGACAGTCGAAAAGATTGGAAAAGCGATACGAAAGGGCTAAAAAGGACAGTACAAATTTATACTCTCGACGGGAAACTCTTAAAAGAATATAAAGGAATGATAAGAGTAAGAGATTCGGATGAGAGCGGAAGAATATCATTAAACTTAATAAGCGAGAATAATCGCAGAGTTACAATTGATAATGCGATTGTAATAACAGAGGAGGATTAAAATGCTAGAAATAATAATGAGAATTTTAAGTGCAGCAGTTACAATATTTTTAGTTTTCTTTTTAGTTAGTTATCTGTATGCTTTAGTTGAAGATGTAAAGAAGAAATTAAGAGGAATAACTAAAATTGATTATACACCTTACAATGTAGCGTATTTTTTAGTTTTTTGGTTTTTAAATATTTTGTTGATTTATGCAACAATAAATTTGATTGTATTTTTTGCAATTAGAGTGTAAAAATATTATTTAAAACAGTTGCAAATATTGATAAAATAAGGTATAATAAAGGAGTGATAAAATGCTTAGTAAAGAGCAGATAAAACAAATTGAAAATAATAAAAATCTTTTTCACTTTATAGTGATTTTGTTAGAAGAGATGAAGAAAAAAGGGGAAAGAGAAATGACGATTGTTTTCAATAATGGAAAAGTAATCAAAAGAAAAAAAACAAATACAATTGGATAAAGGCAAGAGTTATGAAAGTTAATGAGCCGATTTATATGTAGATTAGAAATAGTCTATTTATAAGTCGGCTCTTTTTTTATCTAAAAAAATAAAAAGGTAAAGGAAAAATGAAAGATGAAAACATAAAATTATTGATTAAGAATGATTATGAGAACGGAACAAGCATAAGAGTTCTATCTGAAAAATATAATCAAAAAGTTGGCACGATTAAAAGTTGGATCAGTAGAGAAAAATGGATTAAAAAAAAAGAAAATACTGCAACCAGCAAGAGAAAGAATGCAACCACTAAACGCAACCATTTAGAAGTGGTTGCAAATGATAAAGAAACACAGATAAAATCAGACATAATTAATGATATTCCTAAAGAAGAAATTTTGGAAAAACATGGAATAAAAAAGAGTACTTATTACAACAAAGTAAAAAGTGTTAGAGAAATCCAAATTCAAAAAAGTCAATCAGTTTTAACTAAAATTGCAGATGAAAATTATAAAGATTTGAAAGAGCAATTGTTAGAATTGGAAAACGAGAAAAGAAAATTAAAAGAGAAATTTTTGGAAATTGGACTAGATGATGATGAAACTTTGAAACGTATAAATACACGTCTAAAAGTCTTAAAAGAATTTGAAAAAGAGATTTACAAAGGCGGACAGATTGTTGGAAGTTATCGGCAAGCGGAATTGGAAATGGAGTTAGAAAACGAGAGTATTCAAAAGGAAAAACTTGAAATTGAGAAATCTAAATTAAACTCCGATATAGACAAGGATAACAAAATAGAAATTAAGTTGGTGGGGATCTAATGGAAATAACAAGAGAAGTGAATAAACATTTTCAGGAATTTTTATTGGACGATAGCCAACACATTTATTTTTTGTTAGGAGGTTATGGAAGTAGCAAATCATACAATGCAGCTTTTAAATTAGTAATTTCAGCTTTGAAAGAAAAAAGAAAAATATTAGTTGTTCGACAGATAAGAGAAAATTTAAAAGAGAGTTGTTATGCGGATATTCAAGATATTATCTATATGCTTGGGCTCGAAAAATATTTTTATTTCACATCAACGCCGATGAAAATTACTTGTACTGCAACAGGAACTGAATTTATTTTCAGAGGACTTGATAATGTAAAGAAAATAAAATCAATAAAGGATATTGACACAATTTGGATAGAAGAAGCAGATGAGATTGATTATAAATCATTCAAAGAACTTAAATCGAGATTGAGAAGTATAAAAAACAGAAATATATTGATTTTAACAACTAATCCTAATGAGTTTGGAGTATGGACGTATAAATATTTGACAGAAGTATTAAAAAGTGTTGGCAAAGATGAAAACAATCTATATGCTGAACGGATTATGAAAATAAAGAATGAAGTAAATCTGAAAAAAGGAAATGTGTTTTCTGAAAATATATACTTACATCATTCAGTATACACAGACAATAAATTTTTGCCCGACAATTTTATAGCAGACTTAGAAACAGAAACAGATAACTATTTAAGAGCAATAAAGACGTTAGGTAGATTCGGAAGTGCTGGAGATACATTATTTAGAAATTTGCATCATATGGAACAGAGCAGGATAGAAAAAACAATTGAAGGCAAATGGAATAGATTTACGGGGTTTGACTTTGGGTTTGAACATTCTTATAACGCTATTGTGAGAATGGTAATAGATGAGGAGTTGAATGATTTGTATATCTATGAAGAATTTTACGACAATCATTTGACAGATCCTGAAATGATGGAAATGGAAATTATGCACAAAATGATAGAAGAAGGCGAAGTAATATATGCTGATAGTTCAGAGCCGAAAGCAATCACTTTTTATAATATGAACGGGCTTTTAATTAATGCGGTTAAAAAAACAACAGATATGAGTAAAGCGGGAGTAAGGAAAATACAGTCATTCAGAAATATATTTATTGATAAAAATGTATGCCCTAATACATACAGGGAATTAACTGAAATGAAATGGTTTTATAACAAAGACGGATTAATTGCCAAAAACCCTAAAACTAAAAAACCTTTTAATATAGATCCGCATACATTTGACGCAATTAAATACGGAATAAGTGAGTATACACCTTATACTTCCAATAAACATTATTACAAAAACAAGGAGGTGGATAATGAGACTTAATATTTTTTCAAAAGGATTTTGGAGTACCAGGTCACCAGTTATGTTATCAGAATTTATAAATAATTATTCTCTTGGAGACGAAGATCCTGAAAAGTTTTTGAGCCAGTTGTATAAAAATCCGTTTACAAGTTCGGCTATTACAAGAATAAACGAAGCAATAAACAACTTAAAGTGGGGAACATATAAAAAAGGATATAGCGATAATGTGAAAGATGTAAAAAGCAGTTATGTGTTAAATACATTACAAAATCCTAATTCTTTACTTAATACAGACCAGTTTATTAATTATTTTGCTTTGTATTATATTCTGTTTGGGGAGCTGCTTGTAATGAGAGTTGATTTATTTACAAAAGCTGAATTGATTTTATTTAAAAAAGGTTCTTATCATATTGAATACGATAATCAGAATGTGTTGAATGGTATCAAATCAATAAGAATTAACAACAAGGAATATAAGGGCGAAGATTTAAAGATGTTTCATTATATCAAGGGTGTGAATATATACGACAATATCGCTGGAGCAGGATATGGAATAAGCAAGGTACAATCGTTGACAGCTTTGCATAATTACTGGTGCTACATAATGCAATGGAACAATAGCATATTGAAGAACGGTGGCAAGAGGAATCTTATAATCGTTGTTAAAAGGTTCCTGAACGCTTTTAAGAAAAAGGAAATTAAGAACGAGATAGAACAGAATAGCGGTTCTAGGAACGTTGGGAAAGCGCTTATTTTGGACGGAGAAGGGGCTGAAATAAAAGAGGCTGACTTTTCCCCGCAAGACTTTGATTTTCTTAATGCTATGGACGAGATTCGGAATACTACTGCAGCTGTTATGAATGTACCTAGTATTCTAATTGGAGACAGAACCAACAGCAAGTTCAGCAACTATAAAGAAGCCAAAAAAGATTTATATACAGAGAATATATTGCCGTTAGTTGAGCAAATAGCCGAATATCTTAACAACATAATGAAAGACAAGTTAGAAAGTAACGAATATATAGATTTCGATACAAGTACGATTGGAGTGTTGAAAGAGGATAGAAAAGAAAAAATGGCGATGCTTAATAATCTTAGTTATCTGACAATAAACGAAAAAAGAGCCGAGCTTGAATATCCGCTAATTGAAAATGGAGATGATATTTTAATCAGTACATCAATGACACCACTCAAAGAAATATACGAAGACATAAAACCAGTTGAGGAGGAAGACGATGGCAAAGAAGAAGCGGAAAACGAAGAAAGTTAAGCTGACTAACTCACAAAAAAAGATACTTGCTAAAAGACAGTTGAAAATGCGGAACAGATTGATATTAAAGCAATTTAATAGATTAAGATTAGTTTTCAAACAATTACGTGGAGAAATTGATGTAAACGAACAAATGTTTTTGAGTGAATTTGCTTGGGAAACATTTAGCAGTCAATTATTCGATGAATTAAAAAAAGGGATACTTGAAACAGTAAGCGAAACATCGAATTTTTTAATTACGCATCGTGGTATTGATGAAAAATTAATTCCAGCTGTAAAAAATAAAACTTTGAAAATGTTTGGAAAAAAAGTGATTGCTGAAAAAGTAGCTAATATAAAAGATACAACAAAGAAAATATTAAATAAAGTTATTGTTTCAGGACAAGAAAAAGGGCTTAATATTCGTGATATTGCTAAGAATATAACGGAAAAAGTAAAAGATATGGAAGAAAAAAGAGCGATGATAATAGCAAGAACCGAGACGGCTACAACAGCAACAATGACTTATTTGGAGGGGCTTATAAAGGCAAAATTATCAAAAACGTGGTGGCACGTTGGAGGTGGAAAAACAGACAGACAGACACATTTAGATCTTGACAAAGTGACGATTGAGGACGCAAGTAAGCCATTTTCTAACGGAATGATGTGCCCACATGACTTAGAAGCAGATGTAAGTGAATTGATAAATTGTCATTGTGAATTAATATAGGAGGTGTAAAGTGGAACAATTTAATAAAAGTGTCAAGATGGTATTGAAACAAGATACTGAAGAAAAAGGAATAATTGAAGGGCAATTGGTAACACATAGTGTTATTGATAGCTACGGTGATTATTTTGACAAGACAGCGCTTGATAAAGTGAATAAGGATAAGACTTATTTCTTGCTGCATATGCACGACTGGAGTAAGGAAATCGGAACATTAAAAGTGTATCAAGACGAAAAAGGGAATTTGAAATTTACAGCAAAACTTGATTTGTCTACTGATAATAATGGTAACGCAATAAATCAGGACGCTCAAAAAGTTTACTCTATGATGAAAAATAACGGAGCAAATTATGAAATGTCTGTTGGTGGATTTTTAAAACAAAGAGAGTTTGGAAAGGTGCAGACAGATGTAGGAGAAGTTGACGCTAGAATAATCAAAGAATTTGAAGTTATCGAGGGTAGTGTAGTTTTAAAAGGTGCGGTACCCGGAGCAACGGTTGAAACAGTAAAAGGCAATAATGATATAAATAAAAATAATAAAGGAGATGATAATATGCCAAAAAATATTGAAGATTTTGAAAAAGGATTGAGACAGAATACAGAGGACATAAAAAAAGCGAATGAAGATTTAACTGGAGTTTTTAAAAAAAACAAAGAGCTGGAAGAAAAAATTGAAAAAGCAAACGAAGAGCTTGAAAAAATGGGGAAAACGTTAGATGAAGTTATGAAAAAAGGTATATCTAACCCTGAAACAGAAGAGAAAAAAGAAACTAAAGCATTGCAAAAATTTCTAAGAACTGGAGAAGCTGGAAATTTAAGGGTTGCCAAAGCAATATCTAGTACACAAGTTGCCGTATTAATTCCAAGTGCTTTAGAAAGAGAAATTTTAAAAGAAATAAAAGAAAATTCTCCATTTTTGTTTAACGCAAGAATTTATACAGGTAAGGAATCCTACAGAAGAGTACCGATTAGAAACGAAATAACTCCTAAAAACCAAGCTGTAAAAGAAGGTGTTGGAAATACTCAAAGTGGAGAAATAAGTTACACATATATTGATATAAAAGCTGGGAAAAGACAAGTTCCATATCCATTGACAGATGAAGCTAGGGAAGATGCGTTTGCTGATTTAGTTGGCGAAATTAAAGAAGCGGTTGCAGAAGATTTTGGAATAACGTTAAGTGATTTAACAATAAATGGAACATATAATGAAACAGCAGACCAGTTTATTGAAGGGTTTATGACAAATGCTGATGTAAAATCCAATGCAGTAACATCTGCTACAGCTGGAAAAGTAACTTGGGAAGATATGGTAAAACTTGAAACAGGAATGAAAAAACAATATAGAAAAAATGCCAAATACTATGTCTCTCTAAAAATGTATGAAGAAATGAAATTATGGAAAGATACAACAGATAGACAATTGTGGAGTACAATCCATAACGGTGCAACAATGGTATTCAATGGTTATGAAGTGGTTGTTGATGAGTTTTTAGATGATATAGCAACTGGAAAATTCCCTGCAATATTCTGTGATTTCAAAAAAGGGTACGGATACTACATAAAGAATGATTTTGAACAAGAAACAAACAGAAAAGTAAATGAAGGGATTACAGAAATTTATACAAGAATAAGAATCGGAGGAAAAGTATTAAGACCAAATGCTTTTAAACCGTTAAAAGTAAAATAGAGGTGGTTTGAATGCTGATAACAGTAGAAGACTATAAAAGGATAACAGGCAAGACCTTAGCTGATGAAGAATTGGCTAAGGTTGAAACCTTGCTTAGCGTTGCAATTAGTCAGATTGAAAATATAACTGGATATAAATTGGAAGTTGAAACGCTTACAGAAAATTATGATTATAATAAGCGAATTTACTTGAATAAACGTCCAGTTGTTGAAATTGAAGGCATTAATTCCGATGATGAATATAAAAGTCGTGGGAATTATATCGAGTTTGTTAGTTTTAGTAATTGTCCTTGCAATACAAAAGAAAAAGAAATTGAAATAACTTATAAGGCTGGATACGATGAACTGTCTGATTGGTTAAAATATGAACTTTGTATGCTTGTAAATGATTTTATAAACAGCATGGATGAAGAAGCAAGCAAGTACAAGACTTATAAGATTGACGATATTTCTTATTCATTTGTAGATTTTGCAAATAACAAAAGAGAAAAAATCGAAAGTATTGCGAGGCGAATATATGGCTGAAATTGTATATGAATTAGAGGGATTAGAGAAACTGGATAAAGAGCTGAAGTATTTGCAAACCCACGCTGTTAAAGTAGGTATTTTGGGCGATGATGGCAACAAAGAAAGTGATGAGTCAGAAGGAACAACAGTTTTGGAATATGCTTTGTATAATGAATATGGAACAAAAAGAGGTATACCTGCAAGACCGTTTTTCAGAACATCAGTTGCAACTGATGAAGCTCAAAAAGAAATTAAAAATTATATGAAATCACAAGTAGAATTAATAATCGCTGGAGAACTAACTGGAGAAGAGGCTTATAATAATTTAGGAAATTTTGTGGTTAAAAAAATAAAAGATACGATTGACAAAGGTGGTTTTACAGCATTAGATCCTAAAACTATAAAATTAAGGGAAAAAAGAGGGAATAATTCGACAAAACCGCTTATGGATACTCATTCACTTTATGAATCAATCACTTATCAGATTGTAGGTGTATAAAATGGCACACAAAACATTTATTCCAAAAAGATTTTTCAGCAAGTGCAAAATATCAAAAAGAACAAGCAAGTGGATTAACTCGGAACTGGTTGAAGTCGATGAAAGTAAAGAATTTGAGGGGGCAGTATTTAATCTTAATAGACAGGACATAAAAATGCTTACAGAACAAGGTGTTCAAATTACTTTGGATAGCAAGAAAATATATTGCTATATTGATATTGACTTAAAAAATACAATTGAATTTGAGGGAAATAACTATATTGTAACAACAGCAAAAAACTATATGAAACACGATGAACTTAGAATTTATTATATTGAAAGGGTGCAAGAATGAAAAACGAAGTATTAAGAAAATTATTAGCCAGTTTCGTAAATTTTCAAGTTATTCGTGATAATCATGTAGCTAAAAAGCCAACAGAATGTGCTGTTATGCACACGATAAGTCTTAATAAATCGGCATACAGTGCATATAGGACTGTTGAAACAACAGATACGCAAATCAAGGAAAAGGCTTTAAGATTAGTTATTGCTTATTTGCAATTTGATTTTTATGCTCCAACACAGGCAAGAGCAGAAGAAATGGCTAGTGAATTGCTTGAGGTTATAGTATTTAAGAAAAGACATGACTTGGTTAGGAACGGATTTGGATTAAGTGATGATGAGATAGAAATAAAAGATTTAACTTTTCTTGAAAGCAGTCAATATATTTACAGATTTAGTTTTGATGTAGAAATGAATTGGCGAGAATCAAGCGAAAGAGTAAGAGATTTAATAAAAGATGTAGAAGTAAGAACGGAGGTAAATAATGGCTAGAAGAAAAATAAAAGTAGTGGTAAATAGACCTAAAAAGCCTTTAATGATGGGAGATTTTAGTAAAATTTTATTTATTACTAAAGAAGCAGACAAGGACTATAAAAGGTATACAACCTTAAAAGAAGTGGAAACAGATTTTGGAAACACTTCTTTGATGTATAAAGGGATAAACACATTCCTTTCTCAAGAGGATTTTGACGGTAATAGATTGCAACCTGAACAGTGGTACTGTGTAGGAAAAACAACACCAAACGAAGCATTTTTAAACAGTTTGCCGGAAGGTGAATTTTATGGAGTTGTAGTAAGTTTCTACGATAAGGCGTTTATTGCTTTGTTATCTAAGTATTTAACAAGAACAGGAAAATTTGGAGTAGTTCTTAATACAGACGGAGAAAAAACACCACTTAATATTAGAGAAAGCAAAAGAATTTACTACATGTACGGAACTGACGAAAAAGATAATCTTGATATATTCGGATTACCAGCATGGACGTTTGTTCAAGGAATAAATGGGAGATGGGCAGATAGAAGAATATTAGGAGTAGACCCAAGTTGCAATGATACAACAAAATCATCAAAACTTGATGAAATGTTTATCAATTATACAGAAAGTGTAGTTGGATTCAATGCAGTAACAAGTGGCTCGTGGTGTGCAGACGGTATAACTCATGCAGACCAAACCATTAAAATAGATGCCATAACTCACGCTGTAGATACTAATTTACACAGATTATTAATAATGCGTAAAAATACAACAATGGACTCCGATGGACTTCCAAGTATTGAAGACACATTGATAAGAACAATGACAGAGTTAGGGAAGCAAGGAGCGTTTGCAAAGAGTAACAATGGAGAATATTTATTTAAAGTAACTGTTCCAAACATAGAGGACACATCAGCAAACACAGGTTTAACTGTAGATGATTATATTAACAGAGTATTAAGAAATGTAAAAATTAATTTTACGTTATCAACAGAAATCGAAGAAATAGATGTTGAATTAGTGTGGCATGATAAACCGATAACAAAATAGGAGGTAGAAAATGGCAAACAATTTTTTGGAAAAGTCGATAGATTTAAGCAAAGTGGATTTAATCATAACGTTTCCAGGAGTAGGAACATATATGATTAAGGAAGCCAAAGAAATAATAAATAACGCAACAGAGGACTCTCATACAATGGGAGACCCTGACATAAAAGGAAACGTTCCGACAATTCAAACGAGAGTTACTAAAAGAGAAATAAAAGTTACAACGATAAAAGGAAGTGATGATGATATCTTTTTAACTAAGTGTAACAAAAATCCTGACAGTAAACTCGGAACATGTACATACATCGACAGCTCAGGAATGAACAAAATTGTTGGAGAAGGGCGGGGGCTATCTATTCAAAAAGGTGGAGAAAGAAAAAACAATACAAAAGATGTTGACATTGAATACACAATTCAGTGTGCGAAATATGATGAAAAAGTTTAGGAGGAATTAGAAAATGACAAATAAAGAAAATGAAAAAATAGAAGAAAAAGAACAAGAAAATAATGTTTTTATTGACAATCTAGGAAGATTAAATATTAAGGGGCAAGAGATATATGTGGATGCAGAAGGAAATACAAAGGTTTTTGATTTCCAGTTGACTAAACCGCAGAATTTGCAATTATATCAAAAAACATACTTAAATTTAGTAGCAAATAATGATTATTTTACATTTGCAAGCATTCTTTTGCCAAAAATGGTTGAATTTCCAAAGGAAGCTAGAAAAATTGAATTTTTTGAAAACGATTCAGAAGCATTGGTTGAATTGTGTGAGGTGATTGCTACCTTTATGGAAAAGTCGAAAGAGAAGAAAAAGAGAAAATTGAATATGAAATTGAAATAGCAGAGGAGCAGTATGAAGACCCGCTAATTAAATTAAGGTGGGAATTTATTGTAAAAAAAGGAATAAAAGACCCTAATGTTGTTCTTGATATGAGCAACATTAGATTTTTTCAATGGATAAGGGCAACAATGGATTTTGAGGAAAAGGAGGATTAAAAAATGGCTGGCGGAAATAAAATGGAAATATTGATAGGGGCAAAAGTAGAAGATAGCCCGATAAATAAGTTGAAACAAAAAATGAATAGTGTTGTGCCAGTCGCTGATAAATTAGAAAAAAGAGTATCAAGAATTGGTAATAACATTCGTGTGACTGCTCTTGATAGATTAAGAGCCAAAATGTTTAGTATTTTTACGCCTATTAATAAACTTCGTGAGAAAATGAAGGGATTGGGTAGGGATATAAAAATAGATGCAGCAGTAAGATTAAATTCAGCGTTATATAGAATAATGCCAACTATAAATAGGATTGGTGCAAGTTTAAATAATTTGAAAACAAAAATAGCGACTTCTTTTAATAATAGATTATTTAATTTTGGTAATAAAATTAATTCTAACGGAATTAATACTTTTGTTAATATTCTAGGAAAAATACCAGTTGTCGGAAGCAAGATCACCAATTCTTTTGACACAATGAGAGATAAGGTTAATAAAGTTCTATTTTCAGGTAACATTCTTAAATCTAGTTTTACAATTCTTGGAGAAAAAATAAAAGGAGCATTTAAAGCTGAAAATTTAAAAAATTTTGGCTCAAAATTAAAAGATATTGGTAATAAAGTTAAAGGAATAATACAAAAATTAGGTGGATTATTTGGGAAACTTACAGCAATTGGTGGTATTGCTGGGGGACTTAGTTTTGCAGGATTAGCAAAGGCTTCTGATGAAAATTCGTTGAGAAATTCAAGGCTTGGAATGGTAACAAACGATGTTGCTGGATTAAAACGAAAAACTTTTTCGGCGGCTCAAAGTAGTGGGGCAGACTATGGAGCGCAACTAGATTCGATTGCTAAACTTAAAATGCTTACTAACGGATTGTTCAACGACAATGAAGCGGTTAAATTTACAAGCACGTTGGATAAAGCGTTCAAAGTGTCGGGTACATCAGCTGAAGAAGCAAAAGCAGCAATGTATCAATTAAATCAAGCGATGACTTCTGGAAAATTGCAAGGTGATGAGTTTAGGTCTGTAATGGAAAATGCTCCGATATTGGCTCAAAAGATAGCAGAATCAATGGGGGTTTCGATGGCACAGCTTAAAAAACTTGGTTCAGAAGGCAAAATTACTTCAGATGTAATCAAAAATGCAGTGTTAGGAAGTGCTGGTGAAATAGAAAGCAAATATAAAGATATGCCCCTTACTTTTGGAAAAGTTTGGCAACAAGCACAGAATGCAGGGCAACAAGCTATGGATGGACTACTTACAAAAGTAAATGAATTGCTTAAAACTAATGCTGGTCAAAAAATGGCTCAAAGTGTGCAACAAGCATTTTCAGGAATGGCAATAATGGCTGACGGTGCATTTGATGGAATATTAAATATTTTTGGAAAATTAAATTTTGCACCGCTATTAGCTCCACTGCAACAAATAGGCGGATTGATAAAACAAGCGTTTAGCGGAATTGGTGGCGAAGGACTTACAAACGGTATTGCAAATGGTTTAAATATGATAATCAGCTTGGCTGGACAAGTTGCAGGAGTATTTGGACAAATGCTTAGCGGTATTAATTTTGGACAGATAAGTCAAATATTTGGAGATATTGTCAATGCTTTTAATTCGTTTTGGAGTTCGCTTGACTTAGGGAGCATAGGGAATATGCTTAGCATGGCTTTTAGTGGATTTATGCAAGTAGTTTCAATGATTTCGCCAGCACTTGCTCCGATAATGCAAACATTGGCTGTGATTGTTAATTTAGCAGTTCAAATAGGAACAGCTTTAATGCCAATAATCGGCATTATCTTACAAATAGGAGCAGTATTAATAGCCACAATTGTTCCAGTTGCACAAGTGATAATTGGAGTTTTTGCTGGGGTGGTTGGAACGATAGTCGGCGTATTCTCGGCAATAATTGGAGTTGTTGCTAGTGTTATGGGGGCTGTGTTATCTGTTATTTCAGGAGTAATCAATTCAATAGGTGCGGTTGTAAATAGAATTGCTGTTTTTTTTACTCAAGGATTTAATAAAGCAAAAAGTATTGCACAAGGAGTAATTAATGCAATTAAAGGCTTTTTTGACGGATTGGCTGGAAAAGTAAGCGAAATCGCTGGTAAAATTGCCGGAATGTTTAAAGTCAAACCGCCGTCTTGGCTAGGATTTTTAGGAGGTGGAAAAGGTAGATATATAGGGGATAAATCTTGGGAAGGTGGACCAGTTACAGTCGCAGAAAAAGGAGCGGAAATGATTAGGTTACCGAGTGGTCAACAATTTTTGGCTAACGAAGAAATGACTATGAATTTACCTCAAGGTACAAGAATATCTACGGCAGAATCAACTAGAAGGATGATGAGAGACCAATTTGGTGGTTCATCAAAATCATTAATTAATAAGAATTCTAGCTCTTCATCTTCAGGGAAAAGTAATGGTGGGAACAATCAATATACATTTTCTCCGACAGTTGTTATTGAAAATTCTGGTGGAGATAGTAAGGATTTAGCTAGAAAAGTGGAAGAAATAATGAGAAGATTTTTTGAAGAGAAATTCATAGCGATGGGAGGTTAGGCGATGGATTTTAGCAGTTTGAACGCAACAAAAGAAAAAATAAAAAGCAATGCTTTTGGTAATGCGGCTTACAAAAAAGCTAAGAGTGCAGGTTTTAGCATGGGACTGAATAGCTTTTTAGGAACAGCTGGAGCAGCTGTTTACGGTGTCGCTCTAGCTTACTCTTCTGAGATAAACAAGTTTTTCGGAGATAGATTTGGATTTACACTTTTTGAAGAAGCTGAACGATGTAAGATTAATGATATAGCACTCGAATGGGTACAGATTAAAAGCGACGAAAGAAGTAGCAGTGTTAAAACACATTCATTAGAAGATAGAGATAACACACTAATAAGTAGTAATGTTTTGCACGGTAACAGAAAATACAGTGTTTCTGTCATTTTAAGCGATTTGGTTACTAAAAATGCTGAGAGTATTTACGAGCAAATAGTAGAATTGTGGCAAAAGAAAACTTTGTGTACTATTTCAACTGTCGAGACAATAGAAGATATGATAATAACAAAAGTTTCGAGAAGTTATAAAACACAATCAGCATTAGAATTTGAAATTGATTTTGAAGTTCTGGAGTTCGCTTATTTGATGAGAAAAGGCGATGTTTTGGATTCAGAGGCAACTACATTAAAAGATGAACAGAAAACAGGAGTTGCAGGAACAAAAGACAGTGGACTTAGTTTTGGAGGATTTTTGAAATGAGAATTGAAATAGATAAAAATAAAATTCCTTATGTGTTTACATTTAAGAGCGGGGATGAAATATACTTGCTTAGAATCAAGCATTTTAAAAGTAACAATCGAATTTATGTTGATGTGATGAACGAAAATAGAGAGATAATGCTTGAAAACGAAAAACTTGTATATGGGCGTCCGCTTGGTTGGTTTATAAATAAAGATGAAAACAACAATATAAATAACGAATTTTTAAATTGCTATATCGTGCCACTTAGTTTTGATAAAAAAGAAGCTCCGATTACTTACGAGAATTTTTGTGAAACAGTATTTTTAGAATACTTTGATATATTTGATGAAACAGAGGAAGAAAACGATGTTTAATAAATTATTTTTAGAACGAACAGAGATAAAGATACAAACAAGCGAAGGCGACTTAAATTTTATTTTCCCAAAAGATTATAATTTGACTGATCCAGCTATCATAAATGGGGTTGAAATAAAATGGACTTATAAATCAGTAAACGAGGAACCTAACGAGTTTGATATAGAGATAAAAGGGCTAACGAATACAACTATTGCTAAAATTAAGCTAAAAGATAGTGTGAGACTTGTAGCAGGGTATGGAACGGATATAGGCGAAGTAGCTAGTGGCATTGTGACTAGGAAAGAAGTTGATGACAGAGTCTTGAAACTAAAATGTCGTGAAGTTCCAGCAGATTTTAAAAAGTTAGTAAGTGCTGCTTATGCTCCAAACACAACAGCAAGTACAATTATTACTGATCTAGCGAGTAAATGTGGTTTTACTGTTAAACAATGCGAACTAAAGAATGATAAAGTTTATAGCATTGGAGAAAGTATATTAGGCAGTGGATTGTATGAAATAGGTCAGATCGTAAAAGATTGTGATAGTCAAATGACAACGAAAAATGATTTTATTTATATATATCACAACGAAATTAATACTGAAAAAGTTATCAAATTAAGCTATCAAAGTGGACTTTTAGAAGAGCCTAAGCCACAAAATGTTGAAGAAATTAGTTACAAAGTGGAAAAAACGAAGGAAAGTAAAGGCAAAAAAGGAAGTAAAAAAACATCAAAAGGTGGGAAAAA